ACATCTCAAGACTGACGCTAACAACACGTATCACTTCGAGGACATCAACTTCGTCTACAGCACAGGTCGTGTCAGCTATGACTACAGCACCTGCCCTGAAGTCATTTCTGTTGCGGAAGCGCTGAAGGAGCTGGAGTCAACTGCTGTGGCGATCGGCACGGCCAAGCAAAAGGTTGGTTCTCCTTTCTGGACGGTGCGGGCATGACTGACGCTGAATTGATGAAGCTGATCAAAGCTTCTGCAACCATCAAAGTTCGTTTTATTTTTCTTGCTTGCAGCTTTGTTGGTCTTTTCTTTCCTGGCATAACTGGATTTATTTTATTCAAGGCTTTTTGGCGACTGTTCAAAAACCTCCCAGAGGAAGATAAAAGAATGTTGGATTACTTAACGGTGAACTTCAATGACTGACTACAAAGCAACGCTTGAACAATGGGCGCAGGTTGAAGCTTGGATGGCGATCGAGTCTGAGTATTCCGCTTGCATTCTTGAACTCCGCGCCAGGATCGAGGCGTTGGAGGCCAACTTTGAATCATCTCCTAATCCCTCCCAAATTGGGAGTTCGCTAGCGAAACGGGTTAACCTCGCCATTTACACTGAATACGCAAGATCAAAAGGTGTTGGTTACCTGGAAGCCCGCGCTGCGATCCGCGAGGTGGCTGCCTGGTTGCGCGAAAAGTACGGCGACGATCTGGTTGCGGCGACCGTGCTTGAGCGGGAGGCTAAGCGATGACTGACTACAGTTCTAAGCTTCAAGAGTTTCATGCAACCAGCGCTCAACTAATTCGCGCTGTCATCGAGAACGCCATCAGGGATACCTCGTCATGCCATTGGCGTGTCATTGAAGGTCCTGAAGATGGCAGCCAGATGGTTCGCGTTCGTGATCTGATGGCGTGGGCTGACAAGATTGCTTCTCAACTAGAGCAGGAGATTGAACAATGACCCACCCCATCACCCCACCGCCGGATCTGGTGCAGCAATGGCGACAACAGGTTCCGGCCTACCGCGATGGTGTCTTAGGCCGCGAAAACTGGTTGATGTCCCGCGCCGCCCAATGGGGCGCCGACCATGAGCTGGAGGCGTGCTGTGACGCGCTGGACAATTTGAATGATGGATTCTGGAGTGAGAAACTCCGCACCGCCCGCCGCCCCAAGCCGCCGAGCTTGAAGGAGCAGGCGTTGGCAATCATGTCTCAAGACTCATGGAGCTTTGAGGAAGAAGACATTGTCCGCCGGGCACTGGAGCAACTCGATGACTGATCTGGTCAACCACCCACCGCATTACACGCAAGGCGGCATTGAGTGCATCGAAGCTATCGAAGCAGCGCTCACGCCAGAAGAGTTTCGCGGCTACTGCAAAGGCAACGTCATCAAATACGTCTGGCGTGAACAGCACAAAGGCGCTACCGAATCACTTCTTAAAGCAATCTGGTACATGCAACGACTTCTCGACACCACAAAATCATGAATGAAGACTTCAACGTCATTGACCTCGTTGCCTACGCAATCGATCGTCAAACCTCTGTCGACATCACAGATCTACGTCGCAAACAAGCGCGTGCTGCCATCGACAAAATGGCTGACATCCTTGAACGCGCTCTTGATGAAGACAATCAATTTCAACCTGATGGACGCACCGTTGTTGAAACAATGCGCTTCATTGCTCGCACACCCTCAGAGTTCATCTTTGCCTGACCCTTGACTGAACTTGAATCCCGCAACTGCCTGATCTGCGGTACAAACTTTCACGTCGCACCCATTAGCAAAAATCGTTTCAGCAAACGTCAAACCTGCTCAATCGAATGCCGCAGGCTCCTCTGCACAAAAAATCGTGCTCGATGGAGCCCTGAGGACGTTCAGTTCCTTTCATCAATTGCTGAAACGCTCCCAATCAAACGCCTGCACAATGTCTTCAATGCAGTTGCATCAAGGCACAAGCGCCCCCTGCGCAGCATCAATGCCATCAAGAGCAAGCTCGCGGCACTTGGCTACTCGATCGATCCACGCATCGGTTATTTCACCCTGTCCAGCCTTGGCCGTGTTCTTGACTGTCACCCAAGCACCATCAGGCACTGGTGCAAAATTGGTCTTGAGTACACACAAAAAAGCAAGCAACCCGGCAGTCTTGTTCACATCCAAATCAATGACCTAAAAGCATTCGCTCGCAAGCGCCCAGAGCTGTTTGGTGGCTTTGATCGCGTCAACCTGTTCATTGCTCTCGAGGACACCAAACTCGTTGAGCGCATCCTTGAGCAGCACCCAACACGCAATCGTGGCATTCGTGCCCCACAACCTGTCAGGTGCATCGAAACCGGCAAGATCTACAGCTCCTACATCGACGCCGGCAAGGATTACTTCATCAGCTCCAACGGCATCTACAAAGCCGTTCTTCGCAAGTCACCCGTCAACGGTCATCATTTCGAACGCATCAACCCATGAGTGGACGCAACTGCCCCAAGTGCCATGCCAGAAATGTCACAGTCGTCGAAATGCACACAACGTTCGGAGATCAAGCGAAACGCGTCAGGCGCCGCTGCTCCTCGTGCCGTCACGCCTGGACGATCTACGAAGTCGATCAAGAGACGGTCGACAAATACAAAGCACTCCAGCAAAAGTTTGATTACCTCAGGAATTACCTTTTTGCTGAAGGCAATGTTCTTGATTGCCATGGGTGTCGTCAATGGGTGGATGGTGAATGCTCACTTGACATCCCCGAAGCCGGTGGCTCCTTCGCCTCAGAATGCTCCTATTACTTCAAAGCATGAGACACAACTGCAAAGACTGCAACGCTGATAACTTCCGTGTTATCAAGACGTACCCCTACGAGCAATTCACGCTCAGGCACCTCAAGTGCAACGCCTGCGGATCAACCATCTACACTCGCGAATACATCATGTCTCGTGAGGAATACTGTTGGAAGACCTTCAAGGGCAAGACCAGGCTGTCCCTCAAGGATCAATGAACAAGTGCTTTTCCTGGAAGACGATCGGCATCCCTGCTCCACAAGGCAGCAAGCGTCATGTCGGCATGGGACGCATGATCGAGTCCTCGAAGGCGCTCAAACCCTGGCGGGAGCAGATCATCGCTGATGCACTTGCGTTGTCCATCACGACGCTGCACGAACCCATTACTGTGTCGTTGGTGTTCTGCTTTCCTCGCCCCAAATCACACCTGAACAAGAAAGGGGAGCTCAGGAACACCGCACCAACACACAAGACCAGTAAGCCCGACATCGACAAGCTTGCTCGTGCAGTCCTCGACAGCCTCACTCTTGCAAGGGTTCTAGCGGATGATGCTCTGTGCTTCTCGCTGACCTGCAGCAAACGCTACTGCATCGCGCAGGAGCCTCCTGGCGTCATGATCACGGTCATGGGCACCAACGAGATCGATGAGGTGCTATGATTCGTTTGCGATTGGGGTCACCCCGGACTGAGGCAGTGGTCTCACCGGGGTGATTTTTTTATGCTGTGCTCAAAGCGAGGACAACATGATTGAGATCGAATTTGATCCTTCGCAAATCATTGGCAAGATCACAGAACTGCAGCGTGTGCAGATCCCACGTGCAGGTGCAATCGCGCTGAATCAGGCAGTCTTTGAGGGGACACAGGAACTCAAGTCACAAGCCAAAAACGTCTTCAGCAACCCTGTCCCGTTCACGTACAACGCCTTTCTGTACAGGAAAGCAACGCCTGAGATGCTCGAGGCGAAGATTTTCATCCGCGACGAGGCACCCAAAGGCAATGCACCTGCCAAGTACCTGCTCCCGCAGATCTACGGCGGCAAGCATTACCCCACACGCTTCCAAGGTGCCCTTCTGAACACCGTCGTTGAGTTTGGTGGTGGCAGGAGATCGCAAGTTGGGCAGAGGGGCAAAATGATGGTCCCGAACCTGCGCAGTGAAAAAACCCGGCTGAACCAATACGGCAACATGACGCCAGGGCAGTACACACAGATCCTCTCCGCCCTGCGGGTCAACGTCAGCTCTGCTGATATCTATGGCCGTGTCAACAAGGGCGAAGCACCGATCAGCGATCAGCAGCTCAGCAAGTACGTGTACCTGGACGAGGAGGAGATCGCAGAGCCGTACTTTCGTCGTAGGTTCACGAACTCACCCAAGCCTGGTATCTACTTTGTTGATCGTCAGCGCTCAGGTGTGCGTTACTACCGCGTCATGACTGAATCAAAACTGCCGACGTACAGCGGTAAGTTCAAGTTCATCGACATTGCACGCACAAGCGTTGAGACCTCGTTCGCAAAGAATTTCTCGCGGATCGTGCTGCGCTAAAGTTCTTGCGAGGTATCGGTTTAAGGGTGCCTCAGTTCTTGCGAGGGGTCGGTTTAAGATGCCCCAAGTTCTTGCAGGGGGTCGGTTTATACCGGAATCGACCCGGTTTAGGGGTACATGTGTACTGTAGTATGTATGCACTGTAGTACAAATGTACTATAATACAAATGTACTAGTATGCTGCTATGCGCATACAAGCATAGGTACAAATGTACGCTAGTACAAACGTACTCAAGCAAGAATGAGAATCACTCTCAAAACGCTTTGACCTTATATATGGGGCGCAACAGCGACCGTTTCCCAGGTGCGCCCATACGGTCGCAACGTGGCCACGTGCCAGACAATGCGCCGGCAATGCAAAGGGGCACAGCATGCAGCACAGTGTGACAATCGCCGAACTGTCCCAATATTTGACACGCCCCCCAGCAGACCCTGCCCCTAGGGTCTAGATTGGATGCATGGCAGGGAACCCCAATCGCCCCCTCTGCCATCCAAGAAAAATGACTCTGTCTTTCGTGTGGGCAGTCTTGCTGCCCCTTCTACTCCTGGTGATTCTGATCGACCTGGCCACGATGTCGCCGGAACGACGGATCAGGCTCCTTAAGCGCTCTGGCCTGTCCCAACGTGCCATCGCTGACCGCTTAGGAATCAGCCGCTACCGCGTCCGCGTCGCCTTGACCTGACGATGTATCAGCGCCCCCACCGGTTCGATCCCGAATTCGACGACGATCCCGAAACCCCAGACGACGACGACGACGCAATCCACGCCGAATCCCTTTCTCCCTCAGAACGCAATCCCTCTCTCCTGAACTAATGATCGGTCCGATCCTGCCTGGTGAGCATGCTCCCCTAATCCGCGCTCTGCCACGCCGTCAAGCCTCACAAATCGAACTGTTCCCCCTGTCATCCCCCGCCCTGTCTGATCTGGCCACCATGGCGAGACTGCAAGGGGCACAGGATGCAGAATCTCCCGACCACGACGAGAACCCTTTCTACTAAGAATTATCACAATCCTAAAATGACCAAACTCTCTGAACTGAAATTTCATCTGACCCGCATCAGCTCCAACATCAAGACGGGACCGATACCCGTTAGCACGTCTAGCAAGGCAACCTGTCCTGCATCCTGCCCCTTTGCCGGCCATGGTTGCTACGCCGAAAGCGGTCCCCTGGCCATTCATTGGTCAAACGTTACAAAGGGTGACAGGGGCACGGGTCTACGTGAATTCATGGCAGCGATTGCGGCGCTCCCCGTTAATCAGCTTTGGCGCCACAATCAGGCGGGCGATCTGCCACACACTGCCGGCAAGATTTCACGGCGATTCCTTCGTGCCATCGTCAAGGCCAACAAAGGACGGCGCGGTTACACTTATTCACATCACAAACTAGAGCTGGGTGAGAATCTGCCCCTGATCCGTCAGGCCAACCGCCAAGGGTTTACCGTCAACGTCAGCACCGAATCAGAGCATGCCGCAGACTCTGCCATCGCCGCAGGTCTCCCCGCTGTCCTGGCGGTCCCATCAAGCGAGACGCGCACTACCTGGCAGACTGCCGGAGGGAACCGCGTTCTAGTTTGCCCGGCGCAGCGATCTGACACTAAGACTTGTTCTGACTGTCAACTCTGCCATGCCAGGGGCAAACGTGTGATCATCGCTTTCCTCGCTCATGGCACGAGCAAACGAAAAGCGGAGCAGGCCATAGCAACGATGACGCCATGATTCACCGATTAATTGTTTATATCTTGCCTCGCGATTGCGGGGCTTTTTTATTGCAATAAAAAAGGGGGCGATTGCCCCCAATTGTTTACTCTTTGTCGATTGCGTTTAGTTCATTGATCAGTTGATGACACGCCGTGATGTGTTGTTGAATTTCTCGATTCAATTCTTCATCATGCCGCTTCATCTCATCAATCAACTGCTGCAGCCGATCAGCAAGGATTCCCATTTGTCTAGGTGCGATTGGTAGACGTTTCCGCCTGTATAAATTATAGCAAAAATTCTACCGGTAGGGGCAAATTGTAACAATTCTTCACAGTGGATTTTTCGCAATAGTGGCCGCTCATGAGACGCAACAGGGGGCAAACTTGAGACGCAATAGGGGGTCCTTTCTGCAACCTGCGCTGCAGGTAATTTCGAACCCCCTTCTATCGCTAGCGCCAGGGGTATGCGTGTCGCAGCATTCCCATCCGAGTCTCACGTGAGACACCCAAAACGCAAAAGTTGACAATTATATGCCACAAAAATGTTCTTTGCCACTATTTCGCTTAAAACTCGGCTATTTGCCTTAAATTGCTCGCATGACCACTTGCGATACCAAGGAACTGGCGCAGGAGCTGGGGATCACCCAAGCCCGCATCAGTCAAATGAAGACCCAGGGGCGCTTCGAGGGCTGCTTCACGGTCGTGCGCAACAAGATCCAATGGGACAAGGAAGCCGCCGTACAGGCGTACAAGGAAGGCAACCCGCTCGCCTCTGTTAGTCCCACCCGTCGCAAATCAGATGAACTTGAGATTCCGTCGTTCAATGAGAGCCGTGCAAAATCTGAGCACTTTCGTGCGGAGCTGGCTCGTCTGGATCTGGAGGTCAAGGAGGAGCAGTTGGTGGAAGTTGCCCGTGTGGAGCGTGAGGCTTTCTCTGCTGCTCGCGCTGTACGTGACTCTTTGGGGAATATTCCTGATCGCGTCAGCAATCAACTGGCTGCTGAATC